ACTGCAAGTTGGGGAGTTATAGATGTAGATCGATATAACATTGATCATAAAAAATTTATCAAATTAATTAGAGAACGAAAATATCCTTTTGTCCCTTATAGATCTAAGTCAAATGGATTACATTTAATATTACATGTAGAAGAACCTGTAGCTGCATCAGCTATGCGTAAAAAAATGATTTCAATTGCTTCTGATATAGGAGTCAATGATGCTAAAACAGATATTTTTCCAGCACAAGATAATGTAGATCTTACTCCTGAGAAATGGGATGACAAACAAAAAGGTCAATTTGTTAATCTACCTTACCAAAATGCAAAGTTTCCGACACGATGTGCTATGGATGATGAGGCTAAAAGTTTGTCGTTCGAACAATACTTAGAATATGTAAAGAAGTTTGTAATTACAAAAAAACAATTTGAAGAACTTAAAACTGCTAAAGATAGTGAAGATAAGCAATGGCCTAATTGTGTTAACAAGTTTATTAGAAATAAAATAAAAGAGGGCGAAGGCCGTAATGATGCCATGTTTAATGTTGGTGTTTTATGTAAAAAGATTAATGAAGACAAGAACTATTGGGAAGAACATATTAGAGAACTTAACAAAGAGATATGCGTTCCACCGTTAAATCCAAGAGAAATTGCAAAAGTAATAGAACAAGTAGATAAAAAAGATTATTCTTTTAAATGTGGTACATCGGTTGCAAGAATGTATTGTAATGGATCTACGCAATGTGCCAAACGAAAATACGGTATTGGATTAAATGAAGCTATTCCTGAAGTAGGTAAGTTAGTAAAAGTAAATTCATATCCTGATCCTTATTGGCTTTTACCTATACAAGGTAAAGTCGTGAAATTAGATACAAAGCAATTGTATCAACAACAATTATTAGGCGAGAGATTACTAAATTATGATATTGTTTGGAGACCTTTGAAACCAAGCAAGAGAGATCCTGATCCTTACAGAGATTGGTTAGAAGAACTTATAAGTAACAAACAAGATATGGAAGGATTTGATGGAGACGAAGAACGAGCAGAAGTATTTAATACTAGAATTGTAAAATTCTTTGAGGATACTGATACGATTACTGAGTTTGATCAAATTGAACACGATAATATTTGGCAAGACAATACAGAAATAAGGTTTAAACTTGAGACCTTTAGACAATTTATGAAGAAACAAGGATATAATTGGTCTGAAAAAGATTGTACAATGTTCTTACAAGGAGCAGGCTGTAAGAAAAGTGCAAAGTTTCAAGGAGTACAAGCTAGACATTGGGTTGCCACATTACCAAAACAAACAGAACACAAAAACAAAAATGTCAAATTCACTAAAGCAAAAACTCCATGGGAAGACCGTTAAATTCTTTGGCCCACCAGGCACAGGTAAAACCCACAGACTTTTAGAAAGAGTTAAACGATTTCTAAAACGAGGTATATCTCCTGATGAGATCTGTTATATCTCATTTACTAACAAAGCTATTGAAGAATGTTTAGATAGAGTAAGAAAAGATTTCAAAGGTTATGATCAAGATGACTTTAAATATTTTAGAACTTTACATTCATTAGCTAGACAACAATTTGCTGACATTCCTGTATTAGATCCTAAAGTAGATATGCTTCAGTTTCATACGCAGTATGGAACGGTAAAAATTAATTACAAACCCACTTGGGATGATCAAAAAGTTTATAACAATTGGTCTTTACAAATATACGACAGAGCAAGAAATATGAAAGCCGATCCAATAGATCTATACAAAAAAGAACCTCGAAAGAAAGTAAGGCTACAGCAGTTTAAATCTATTATAGCAGGATATGAACAATACAAAACTTACGAATCTAAACCTGGAGAGTTTAAAAATGATCGTTTAGATTTTACAGATATGGTACAGAAGTATATAGACTCAGGTTTACCTATTCCTTTTAAAGTATTAATGGTTGATGAAGCTCAAGATCTAACACCTTTACAATGGGATATGGTTGTTAAGTTAGCTAAACATTCTGACAAAGTTTATTTAGCAGGTGATGATGATCAGGCTATCTATGAATGGAACGGTGCAGAAGTTACATTCTTTCAAACGTTTCCAGGTAAGGTAAAGATATTACAAAAATCTAGAAGACTTAATAAGAAAGTACATTTTTTTTCTAAGTGTTTATTAAATGGTATGGAAGGCCACCGAATCGAAAAAGATTTTACATCTAACGGTAAAGATGGTGAGATCTATAAATGGAGTACACTGAAAAAAGTACCTTGGGATATAGAAGGGACCTGGATGGTGCTTGCTAGAATAAACGATGTGAAGCGAGAGCTGCAAGACGAAGCAAAGAAGATGGGTCTTTATTATCAGGATATGCGAGGCAATAAATCATTTGATGTAAATCAATGGAAAGCCATACAAGATTGGGACAAGATTGTTGAAGGTGGATCTATAACTAGAGAAGATGCCTGTAATATGTACAACTATTTATTAAACATAGATCACGGCTACCGATCAACGGACAGTAAGAAGTGGAGCTTTGCTCATCCTAATCAAGTATTTAACTTTGAACAACTTCATTTACAAGGTGGTATGGTAGAAGACAAAAAACCTTGGGCAGATGCTTTTAAAAGAAAGTTTAAAGATAGTGAGAAAAGATACTTTAGAACGATTATAAACAAAGAAGTAGATCTAGATGCAAAAGCCCGAATCATTATTGATACCATACATCAAGTAAAAGGCGGTGAAGCAGATAACGTAGTAGTATCAGCTAAATGTAATTTTCCTTCTCATTTTGATCGTAAAAGTTTAGATGAAAGAATAAAAGAATTAAGGGTTTGGTACACAGGAGTTACTAGAACTATAAATACTTTACACTTATTAGGCACATATCATAGGTATCATTTTCCCTTGTCTAAATATTATAAATTGTATAAAAGTAACTATGCCTAAGAAACAAATTGGTGGATCTCACTATAAATCTTTTGCCATCGAGCCTTGGACATTTGTTCAAGAAAATAACTTAAATCCTTTTCAAGCCAATGTAATAAGATATACGTGCAGATACAAAAACAAAGGCGGAATTCAAGACTTAGAAAAAATAATTCATTATTGTGAAATGGAAATAGATTTTATGAAAAAGAAAATTCCAGATGATTCTATTGAAAAAGAAGAGGAATGGGCAGCCATGATAGCTCAGATGCAAGATTCATGAGTCATCAATTAAATTTTATTTATAATGATTCTGATTGGGTAGCTCCTTCAGAATATCCTGACTTGAGAGATGCTACAGAAGTAGCAATAGATTTAGAAACAAAAGACCCTGAACTAAAAAGATTAGGATCAGGTTGGGCTACAGGCAAAGGCCATGTTGTTGGGTTTGCTGTTGCAGCTTTAGGTAAGCAATGGTATTTCCCGATTGCTCATGATGCTGGTGGTAATATGGATCTAGCTGTAACTACAGCTTGGATGGTAGATTTATTAAAAAGACCTAGCACAAAAATATTTCATAATGCTTCATACGATGTTGGTTGGTTGATAGCTAATGGTTTTGAGATTAATGGTAAAATTGTAGACACTATGATAGCAGCAGCGTTAATTGATGAGAATAGATGGAGTTTCTCGCTAAATGCTTGTGCTAAAGATTATTTAGGTGAAATTAAAAACGAAACCTTTTTAAATGAAAAAGCAAAAGAGTGGGGTATAGATCCGAAAGCAGACTTATGGAAAATGCCTGCGGGTTATGTTGGTTTTTATGCAGAACAAGATGCAGCTCTTACATTAAAACTTTGGCAAAGATTTAAAACAGAGATACAACAACAATCTATTAATGATGTTTGGGACATGGAAATGGAACTACTACCAACATTAATTAAAATGAGACAGATAGGTATAAGAGTTGATGAAGAAAAAGCTCACATATTAAAAAAAGAATTTAAGAAAAAAGAATTTGAAGTATTACGTAAGATAAAAAAAGAAACTACCTTAGATGTAGATATTTGGGCTGCAAGAAGTGTAGCACAAGTATTTGATAGATTAGGTGTTGAGTATCCAAGAACTGCAAAATCTGACGAGCCGTCTTTTACAACGAATTGGTTGATGAATTGTGATCACCCGATTGCTGCTTTGGTAAGAGAGGCTAGAGAGATTAATAAATTTCATTCTACATTTATTGATTCAATACAAAGGTACGTTCATAAAGGAAGAATACACGCAGAGATAAACCAACTTAGATCTGATCAAGGCGGAACTGTATCAGGAAGACTATCCTATGCTAATCCTAACCTTCAACAAATTCCCGCAAGAAACAAAGAGTTTGGTAGTAAAATAAGGTCTCTATTCCTTCCAGAGGAGGGCAGACAGTGGGGTTCATTCGATTATTCACAGCAGGAGCCACGTTTAGTAGCACACTACTCAGCGTCCATCGGAGAGCGTTTAGATGGGTCTGAAGAGTTTATACAAGCTTACGCAGAC